GTTGCGTGAAGATGCCATAATGTTATTATATCACAGGGGTTATCGGGATTGTCGTGAGACGTAAGTTGAGAATCGTTTATTGATTGTGTTGTTGTTTGATCGGATGTCGATCTTTTCTAGCTCAAGTGCTAGGTAGTTTTTAGCTATTCCTTCTTCTGCTATAGCTTCCTCTTGTTTGTTCTGAACACGAAGGAAATCAGCGTAAGAAGAATGAGCAATGTAATTAAAGAACTCTCCCGGGACCTCTACGCTTGAATCATAGTATCCAGAGGTAACGTCAAATGGAGTGAACTGCTTCTTGTAGGAAACAAATGCTACATTGTCGCTAGAGTTAACAATGTTTAAAATGTTAGCCCCATCAAAATCTACAAAGAACTCGTACTCAATGGCTGAGTTATTTAGGAACGCCTGCTTGCGATGAATGCGATTAAAATCACCAATAGTATCCTTGCCTGTTTGTGCGTAAGGTATTAAGTTCTTGGGAAGAATAATAGGAGGACCATTGGCACTTCCATTTTCTGTCCATGTGACTACGTCCTCAATGAGGTCCTTCTTTACCGCATCAGCTTCAGTAAACTTAACTGTTCCAGCCGCTGACAAAACAATTTCATTGTCAGTGTTAACGGTATGGTTGCCACTGATGCCAGTAACAATAATCCAAGCGTTACTTGTGTTTTTGTAAATGTAAGTTGTGTTAGTACTACCACCTTGATAAACATTAGTCCCAGTTTTGCCGTGAGCGCCTGAGTTCAAACCGAGCAACTTGTAGTTCTGGTTCATCTGAGTATGCAGACCAGCAGTAATACCAGATATATTGTAAGCGTAAATATCACGCTTTTCTCCACTAACAAGGTATCGAGGCCAGACAGGGCTTTCATCAAAAGCCTCTTGAAACCTACGGTTAATAAAGTGCCGAAGCTGATCTTGTTCACCCGTTGCAAGTTGACCACCAGTACCTACCAGTGCTGAGATCAACTTAAATAGGTCCTTGTACTGTCTAGTCTGCATTATGCTTTGTTCGGGCTAAGTTCAGGGAACTTCTTGTTGTAGTACTTTAAAAAATCTTTAGAATGAACGGTATCGTGTCCGTACTTCTGTGTCAGTCGGAAGAACTCCCGTGCAGGAATTGATGCGACTGGTTTGCCAAGGACCGGATGGGTTGTGCCACGTAACGCCTTTGCTTCCTTGGCGGCTTGCTTTGTTCTGCTGGCCTCTGTCTCACGTTCCAGTTTGAATCCTGTACGGATCTCCTTCATGAACGCACGGTCAATCTCCCCATCGGAGTACCGTTTAATGTTAGGAATAATAATATCCATAAAATAAAGGAAGGGAGTGGCCGCTACGCAGCCACCCCCAACCAGAATAGTTTAGCTTGCGGAGAAACGCATTGGGTCGAATACACGAACACCAATGATAACTTCACCAGCAGTAAGGTTGGCAACTGTACCACCAAACTTGTAGATAAGATTGGTTGCAGCAGCACCACCAGAACCAGCAACTGGGTCAGCCCCAGCTTTGGATGTAGTAGTTCCAGCACCTTGAATGAAGTCTGTTCCAGTGTTGTACAGGGTAGCACCTGCGTTAGCGTCAATATCGAACTCATCGATAAGTGTGTCATCGTCAGTACCAGTACCAACTTCAAGCGTGATGTCACTTGCTCCAACAAGAGCAACGGACTCAACAGCAAAGGCAACGTCAACTGCACCACCAGCAGGAATTTTACCCCATACTGTTTGGTTAGTGCTTGAGTTTACGATGTCTTGAGCAGAAAGAACAAGTACGTGAGTGAAATCACCACTTGATTCATTTACGGTTAATTTAGCCATAGTATTATATCTCCTTGGTTAATGATTACTGAGTAACTTTACCGTGCGCACCGGGGTGGTAAACACCGAGGGTCAAGGCACAGTCAACGAATCCACGCTCACCGCCACCAAGATTTGGAAGGCGTGTAGAACCCATTGGGATCAACTCGTGAACACCGTAGTATTCAGGATTAACGAAGTAACCGTCATTGAAGTCAGTACCACCAGCAATAGTTGCAGGAGCAGTAGATGGGTTCATGTTGACGATGGAAACCATTCCGTGATCGGACTGGTACATATCAACTGACAGCTTGATCTGACCGCTGTTACCGTCGTAGTTCACGCTACGGACATTGTCAGTAGCAGAAGCAGTGGTACGAGCGAAGTCAGCGATAGTACTACGAAGAGCAGTATCAGCAATAAGCATCAGGCCATTGCTTTCTCCGGTTACACGGAAAAGGCTGCTAATGATTGTGTTCATGTTATCCTCGGTGAATGCACCAGAAGTACTGATGTCATAGATTGCACCTGCGTCAGAGCGGAATGCAGCAGGAACGTCAGCAGGACCAGCGGAATCAATCCAGTCACCAAGGCCACGAAGAGCGTTAGCTGTACCAGCACCGTCCTCAGTAGCTTTGTCTTGAGTACCGATCAGGGTAGCTTCGATGTCACGCTTGAGTTCACGGATTGCTTTAGCTTCAGCTTGAGCGATCTTAGCAGGACCAACGGAGTCAACAGCTTCCTGAAGATCGGAAACCATATAGTCACGACGGAACTTCTGAACACGATTGCCAAGTCTAGCACGGCCAGCGAACTGGTCAGTGAAGGCAGTAACGTCAGCACCTTCGGATACACCAGCAGTGCTAGGATCAGAAAGGGAGTCAACAGTCCACTCTACGTTAGTAGCGGAGGCACGTTGTTTGTTAGCAGAAGAAAGGACTGGAGTTTCCTCGGGAGCAAGAATTGTCAGAACATCTGTCAAGTCTTCCCGATTGGATACACCAGAACCTGTATTGGTTGTGTCGAATGTATTTGAAAAGGACATTGTAAATAAGTATTAAGAATTAGTTATCGGCGATTAGCCATTTGTAGTTTTCGCATTTCAGCAAAGTCACGAGCGTTGCCCGATGTTCGGAATCTGGATTGAAGATCCTTCAGTGCTTTCGCAGTTCTCGTTGGACCCTTGTCTGATTTAGCTGAACCCGAAGGTCCAGTTCGTGGAGGATTAAGAGTAGGGGATGATTGCTTTGATCCAATCGGTTTGCGCCCATAGATACTGTTTGCTGCGTGAGCAAAGAAGTAATCCAGTTGTCCGGATAACTCAGGGGACTCCTTCTTTAGAGTCGTCTTAAGTTTCTGGAATCGTTGGTCGTTAATGATTGATTCGTATTGCTTGCGTGTATCGTTGTCCTCGCCCTTCATCCAAGATAATTCACTTTCAGCACGTTCCTTGAATGCAACCTCTAACTCCTCACCCTTTTCACGGGCTTGGATTTTTTGAAGTTGATCCGGGAGGAACGTCTTCTGTGACTTCCTAGCTTGGAGTAAGTGCTTACGAACATCAGCCTTGGTTAGCTCCTTGCCATCAACTTCAGTGACGACATCATCAGGTGCATAAGCATCACTTTCAAACAACAGATCCTCTGCCCATTCGATTATATTTTCAACCTCAGTGGACTTGGCTTGCAGTTCTTCAACTGAATCAAGATTACCGAATGGGTTGTTATCTACTTTTCTGGGGGTTTCAAGTGGGTTCTGTTGGCTAAGTTTAGCCTCCAATTCCGCAAGTCGCTCCTCTGCTGCTTTGCGCTTCGCAGTCAATGCACCGAATCGTGCAACCGCTTTGCTGCCTAGCTTTTCAGAAAGCTCCCTTAACTCATCCTCGGACATGGTGTCCAAGTCAATCTGTGAAAGAACATCCTCTTCGTTCTCAGTTACCTCTTCAGTTTCCTCTTGGATCTCATCGACCCCATCAGTAACTTCTTCGGTAACTTGCTCCTCGGTTTCTTCGGTAACTTCCTCTTGTGGTTCAGTTTGTTCCTGAACCTCTTGAGTCATCTCACCGAGTCGCCGATTAGCGAACTCCGTAACGGACATATTTGTATTAGCCACTGGACTTTCTTCTGCCCCAGCGTTAGCAGTCGTACTTTGATCTGTCATAATTTCCACTCATTTACGCCGAGAGATAGCGATAAGCGGATTATATCACAAGGGGTTACATGAAGTCATGGAACCTTGCTTGCAGCAATCTCCAGTCGGACATCTGTATGATTTGATCGTATGTAATAATCCTACCGGACAGTTGCTGTAGACGATCAGTAGGAGCTTCGTGCATCTCCTCAATGGTCTCCTCACGGAGATCGTGTATCATTTTGATGAAACGAGCAAAGGACTCGTACTCCTGTAGTTTCTTTATATCGTCCTGAATGTTCATAGATTCTGTGTCTGGATCTCACCCATCTGTGCGGGTGCTGTACCTACACGACCAATCTGGGCGTTCTGTGCTTGCTGCATTTGGAATGTGTACTGGCCTGAGTACTTCTCCATACGTGCGGCAAAGGACTGATCCACCTGTAGACGTTGTGCTACATCGGGTTGCTGTGCGTACTGCTGGATTACTTGGATTGCAATCTGCGCTCCTGCCGGGCGAGCAGGCATCTCAATGCCTGAATATATCTTAGCGAGATCGTCTGTAACGTTCTTAACCATTTCTTGCTGGGCTGTCTCCACTGGCTGGAGTACTGCATCAGCCATGACTGGATCAATCTCAACCGCTGCAATATCCAAGAGACTGTCCACGTTGAGACGGTTGTTGGCATTGAGTTGATTGAGTTGCACAAACTGAGCCAGCTTATTTTTAACTGTCTCCGGATCTGTGTTCTGTACATCGAAGTTAATAAGAATGTCAAAATTCTCATCGGGATCTCCTTTCGTAAATGTTAATGGATCAGGTGTCCCGGTTACACGGAAGAACACCTCGTCAGGGCCGAACCGTTGGAAGCACTTGAATGCCATACGAATCACTTCTGCTGTATGACTCAAGAACTTGTCCACTAGGAACTGCTGACGGACCTGACTAATAGCTGAACCCTCATCCAGTCCAACCAATTTGTCAGCTAGATCAGTAAGAGTCCTTTCCATTTCTACTGATCCTTGATTGTATGCAGGGGTAGGAGCGAAGTCCAAGTCACCCTTACGACGGTACGGGATCATACGTCCCGGTCCCCAGTCGCTTGGAGCTTGTCCCACGGGGTGCAGAATCGGCGGTAATGTTGCTAGGCTGTTTCTGTCAATTCTTGAATCCCGCTCAACCTTGACCTGATTCTGGATACCCCGCAGGATGGAAGGCATTGTCTGTGAATCATAGAGACGCTTGCTGTCCTCTGATAGACGAGTAACGACAACAGGGTAGTCCTCGTAGCCATTGAGTAGCTCGAACTTAGCATAGCCCTGAGTTGTTTCGTTACCAGTAAAATCCTTGTGGAATACTGTGCAGTAAATACCCTCGGACCCATCTTCTTCGTCGATGAGTCGCTGATACCCGTAAACAATCTCGATTAGTTCCTCGGCCTCGTAAGCATTGTCAGTGAGGCTGATTGATCTACGACCCTCCTGCTCACGTTCGATACTATCAATGTTTACACCACGGTACTTGTCGATAACTAACTCAACGAAGTCCTCATCCCAGCCGTCAGTAGTTACCTTGTTCTGTAACTCCTGAGCGGTGTAGTAAGTTCTCCAGAAGCAGTACGGCGCACGTTGTGGATCAGTAACGTAAGGCGGGAAGAAGAAGTCCCCGTCCGGGGCAAGTGTCTTTACTTCCGGTGCATTGACCTGACGACGTACAATGGGTAACTCTGTCTCACCGCTCTTACGTAGTTCCTTCAGTGCTTTCTTGGCTCTCTTCTCGGACAGTCCACCAAAAGTATTCTGCAATAGAATGATTAGTTCCTCATCCTGCTCGCCGGATTCAATAGCACGGAAGATATCGGGACTAATCTCGCCGATCTGGGCTAGGTTAATATTCTGTTTGAAG